CCGATCTATCACTGAACGCTTAAGGAAGATGAAGATCTCTTTTGGTTATTTGGACTCGAGTGAAAGTATAGGGAAGTGGAATGCAGGAGAGCTGCCAGTCGCCTTGATTCACCCAGCATCTGCTGGACACGGGTTAAACCTGCAAGGTGGTGGGAATCATCTGGTGTGGTTCTCCTTAAGCTGGAGCCTAGAGCTCTATGAGCAGACAGTGGCCAGACTCTGGAGACAAGGTCAGAGATCAGAGACTGTGGTGGTGCAGCATATTATCACTACTGGGACCATTGATGAGAGGATCATGAAGGTGCTTACCAGTAAAGCAAAGACTCAAGGCTCATTACTTGATGCAGTGAAAGCTGAACTTGATGGAGAGAAACAATGACACAGAAAGCTACACAGAAATTTGTAATGGCGATCGCTAAGCGAGCACAAAGAGACTGGCACAAGGCTGTATCCCAGCTGACATACAATCCTGATTACCAACCGGCAAGGGAGACAAAACAGGAGATCGAGGAGTTCTTTCGTGGTGAGTGGTTCCAGTTTCTCTGTGAGCTTGAACCAGAGCTTGTCTCCATAGCCCCCAGGAGTTGTGTGCATGAATAAAAAAGAATATCTGTCCCAGGCTTTATATCTGGATAAGCGTATCAAGGCGAAAGAGCGTCAGCTTGACTGGTTAAAAGATCATGCAGTGTATGTATCTCCACAAATCTCGGATATGCCGAAAACTCCAAGAGCTCACCGTTCCACCATGGAAGAAGCGGTTGTGAAGATCTTGGATCTTGAGACCGAAATCAGGGACGGTATTACAATGCTTGTACAGTTGAAGAAAGATATTGGGGAAGTGATTAGGGGTACCAACAGCATGGCGTGTGAAACACTCCTTGAGATGCGTTATCTCACCTTCATGAGTTGGGAGGAGATCGCAGCACAGCTCGGGTACAGCCAGGATTACATTTACCATCTGCATCGCAAGGCGCTGTCGCTGGTGAGGGTTCCTGCAGCATAACCTAAACGTTAAATTATCAGAAAATAACAGTTGTAAACAGTGAGCCTGTTGTACTATGGTAGGCTCAGAAACGTGCAACCAAAGAGCTCGGGGGGGTTTCTCCCGGGCTCTTTTCATGCCCCAAGGAGAATAGCGGATGCCCTACAAACCGAAGAAGCCCTGTGCGCATCCTGGCTGTCCCAGGTTAACCCATGATCGATACTGTGAAGAGCATACAAAGTTGACAGCGAAGACCTATGAACGCTACCGGAGAGATCCTCAGACGAGGAAGCGCTACGGATATGCGTGGCGGAAGATGAGTAAACAGTACCTTGCTGATCATCCTTTCTGTGAGCTGTGCAGAAGGGAGGGTAACATGACTCCGGCGACACTAGTCCACCACATCAAGGCCACTAAATATGGGGGTACGGATGATGTGGAGAACCTCATGTCACTCTGCAATTCCTGCCATTCGCACCTTCACGCACAGCGCGGAGACCGATGGAACCGTTAAAAGGTTACTATATGTGGTGTTTTGGGTAGGGGCAATCAAATCTCTACACCATATATAGCATACAACGGGCAGGGGCCTTTACGCGCAAAAATTCGAATTCAAAGGGGGTATTAACCCCCTACGTTGATACAAGGTGGTCAGTCATGGCAAAAGACGGCACAAACCGAGGCGGTGCACGGGTCGGTGCAGGCAGAAAACCCAAAGCGCTGGTTGAAAAAATCAATGCTGGCAAGCATGCGATCGTGGTTGATCTCCCAGGCACGCCTGATCTTGAAGGGGCTGAGATGCCGAAGGTGAAAGACTACATGACCGCCACGCAGAAGAACGGTCAATTCTTCTGTGCTGAGGATGTCTATGCAGAAACATGGATCTGGCTCAAAGAACGACGGTGTCAAGAGTTAGTAAGCCCTCAAATCATCCAGCAGTATGCAATGTCAGTGGCCAGATGGATCCAATGTGAGACGGCAATCAGCGAGTACGGGTTCCTCGCAAAGCACCCAACCACCGGTGCTGCGATCGCTTCACCATATGTCACGATGAGTAGAGAATACATGAAGCAGGTCAACCAATGCTGGTACCAGATATTCCAGATCGTGAAAGAGAACTGCTCTACGGAGTTCCAGGGAGCAAGCCCGCAAGATGACCTGATGGAACGACTCCTGAAAGCTCGTAGAATGTAAGGATTAATCAAACAAATCAAAGGAATTCAAACATGAAGCACTACCTCACTGCAGAAAGCGTCTGTCAGGGACATCCTGATAAACTCTGCGATTTTATCGCTGATTCAATTCTCGATGCCTACCTGGCTTGTGATCCCTCCGCTCGTGTAGCGTGTGAGGTGATGGCAACCAAAGGGAAGATTATCGTGGCTGGGGAAGTAACCAGCAGCAGGGAGATCAATGCTCGGTCGGTTGTCCGCACAGCCTTGCAGGAAACAGGATATGACCCGAAAGAGTTCACCATCAATGTATTTCTGCATGAACAAAGTCCTGATATTGCAGGCGGTGTTGATACCGCCTGGGAGGTCCGGGAAGATTCCACTGTAGCCCATGAGATTGGGGCTGGGGATCAGGGAACGATGTATGGGTATGCCACCTGCGAGACACCTTCCTATCTGCCCCTACCACTTGAAATCGCCCATCGCATCTGTCGACGATTGGATGAAAGCCGTAAACAGGGCACCATCATTGGGATGGGAAGTGACGGGAAAGCGCAAGTTACTGTAGCCTACCATGACGCCAAGCCGGTATGGATTGCAGCCATTGTCGTGTCCGTGCAGCATGCCCGCGGTAAGGATCCCGAGGTGCTGAGGAAAGAGATCATAACCAAGATTCTCTATGATGCCTGTGACATATTCCCCTTTAATGAGCATACCCAGATACTCATCAACCCTTCAGGTCAATTTATCGAGGGAGGCCCCGCAGCTGATACCGGCCTGACCGGACGAAAGATCATGGTCGACACCTACGGAGGACTTGCCCTCCATGGCGGCGGCGCATTCAGTGGGAAAGACCCAACCAAGGTCGACCGATCGGGAGCCTATATGGCACGACTCATTGCCAAACATATTGTTGCAGCAGGATGCGCCACCAGATGCGAAGTTGGCATCTCCTATGCCATCGGGAAAGCTGAGCCGGTAGCCGTATCGGTAGATACCTTCTCAACCGGTATAGTACCTGATGACACAATCGCCGAGGCCATCTATTCGATCTTCCCACTCAGGCCGGGAGATATCATCAACGGACTGTATTTACGCACTCCCATCTATCGTCAGACATCCTGCTACGGTCATATGGGAAATGCACAGTTCCCCTGGGAGCCGATCACCCCCTACTACCTCGAAGCACTAACAAGGAGCTTGAAACACCATGACCATTGAAAAGAAACCCATTGAGGACCTGTTGCCAGCAGACTATAACCCGCGAAAGGATCTTAAGCCTGATGATGCGGAATATGAGAAACTCGAGCGGTCCATCAGGCAATTCGGCTATGTGGAGCCTGTGATCTGGAACAAAGCCACGGGATCTATCGTTGGGGGACATCAGAGAATCAAGATCTTGAAGGAATTGGGACTCACCGAACTCGATTGTGTGGTGGTAGATTTCTCTCTCGAACAGGAGAAGGCGCTCAATATCGCACTCAACAAGATCAGTGGTGATTGGGACAAAGAGAAACTCGCACTGCTGATCGCAGACCTCCAGGGAGAGGACTTCGATATTTCGCTCACTGGATTTGATCCTGCGGAGATTGATGACCTCTTCAAAGACTCACTCAAAGACGGGATCCATGATGATGAGTTCGATGTTGATGACGAGCTCCAGAAACCCGCACTTACCCAACTGGGGGATGTGTGGCATCTGGGTAATCATCGACTAGTCTGTGGGGACAGTACTGATCCTGAAACCTTCGAACTCCTGATGGCTGGCAGGAAAGCAAACCTTGTCGTTACCGATCCACCCTACAATGTGAACTATGAGGGGCAGGCAGGGAAGATCAAGAATGATCATATGGCAGGAGATGCCTTCCTCACCTTTCTCCGTACTGCCTTTGAAAACACGGAAGCACACATGGCTGATGATGCATCGATTTATGTCTTCCATGCAGATACCGAAGGTTTGAACTTCCGTAAGGCATTCAGTGATGCAGGGTTTTATCTCTCCGGTACCTGCATTTGGAAGAAACAGTCACTGGTCCTCGGACGATCTCCGTACCAATGGCAGCACGAACCGGTGCTCTTTGGTTGGAAGAAGAAAGGTAAACATCAGTGGTACACGGGGAGAAAGGAATCAACCATCTGGGAGTTCGACAAACCCAAGAAGAATGCTGATCATCCCACCATGAAACCGGTCGGACTGCTCACCTACCCGATCATGAATTCTTCGATGAGCAATACGCTCATCCTGGATCCATTCGGCGGTAGCGGCAGTACACTCATTGCCTGTGAACAGACTGAACGGTCCTGCTGCACCATTGAGCTTGATGAGAAATATTGTGACGTCATCATCAAACGCTATATCGAGCTCACCGGTTCAGCTGATACAGTAACCGTCCAGCGCGATGGATTGACCTACCGATATGATGAATTGGCGGCTAAAGAAATATCGAGCGAAATTATCGAAGATGAGACTTGATATCTCAGGACACATAGGGGACTATGAATACTGAGACAGGAGGATGGTATATGAGTGGTTCGCGACCCCATCGATTAAAAACACTACGTGAGGAGTTCCCCGTAGGCTGTATGGTCGAACTGATCCATATGGACGATACGCAAGCTCCTCCAGCAGGATCCATAGGACGCGTGCTTACTATCGATGATATCGGGACCATCCACGTAGCTTGGAAGAACGGCTCCACTCTGGGCATTGTCCCAGGAGTTGATATGATCAAGCGACTCTCACCGTAACTTCCTCGTAGCCCTCACGAATAGGAACACAATCTCTGTATGCAAAGGCCCGTTATCGGGTCTTTTTTCATGCTGCAACAAGGACACCTCATGCGAACACTTAAAAAATACACACCCACCAGGTTTGCCGCACAGGAGTCCGTCTACGATAAGGTGAAGGCTGATTTCGCTGTCAATTTCATCCAATGCCTCTGCCACACCAAGGGCATCTGGTCGGGGAAACCCTTCCTCCTTATGGACTGGCAGGAACAGATCATCCGGGACCTCTTCGGTATCATGAAACCCAATGGGTATCGGCAGTTCAATACTGCCTACATCGAGATCCCGAAGAAGAACGGTAAGTCAGAACTTGCAGCAGCAGTGGCCCTGCTCTTAACCTGCGGGGACTTCGAGGAACGTGCTGAGGTCTACGGTTGTGCTGCAGACCGGCAGCAGGCATCGATTGTCTTTGAAGTCGCCGCAGATATGGTACGGATGTGTCCGGCTCTCAACCGGCGAGTGAAGATCCTCACGGCAACGAAACGGATCATCTATCTGCCGACCAACAGTTTCTATCAGGTGTTATCAGCTGAAGCCTATTCTAAGCATGGGTTCAATATCCACGGGGTCGTCTTCGATGAGCTGCATACCCAGCCAAATCGGAAGCTCTTCGATGTCATGACCAAAGGATCAGGAGATGCGAGAACTCAACCGCTATTCTTCCTGATCACCACGGCTGGAACCGATATCCACTCGATCTGCTATGAGCAGCACCAGAAAGCGAAAGACATCCTGGAAGATCGTAAGCATGATGCTACCTTCTATCCGGTGATCTATGGATCAGAGGATCAGGATGATTGGACGAGCCCCAAGATCTGGAAGAAAGCGAACCCTTCACTGGGAGAGACGATCGGCAT